TACCGGGTTGAGAAATTGCACGTGGAGGTTGTGGAAAGTTGACAAAAGAGGGGCTATACGTCACAGAAGGGCTATACGTCACAGAGGGGCATTGTAGCTACAACCCCACCCTCCTTTCTATTAGCGGGGGGTGGCGGTGTCGGTGGCGAGGTACCTCATTCCCATTGGTACCCTCTACGTTCCCGCTTTGTTCACGTTGTATTCTTCTGTCAATCCTCATCCTCTTTGTGAGGATCGTTCTCTATCGTATTAATATTGTTATTGGTTTTCGTGGCAAGCAATGCGGCGCGCAACGTCTCGCGCTGCTCAGGCGCGAGTTGACGCGCGTCGATTGTCACGGCGGCAAGCGCGATAGGCCCGCCATTGGCGCCCGTGACTTCCGTTCTATGCGTTCCATACTTGCGCGGCGACATATGCGCGATTGCTCGCAATCTGGTTTCAATCTTCAGCTTAGCGCGTTGAATTTCAAAAGAATTTCGTGCGTCGTCATCCTCGCAAAAAGGCACAGAATCGGCTATGTCAGCGCATTCATCAAGTAGCGTATCGGCCAAGCTTTCGCGCGCGCGCGCGAGGCCTTCCGCAATCCCGGGGCGGGCTGAAGCCCATTCATAGACCGTCGAGATTCCCGGCATGTCATCATCGCGCGTGATCGACGTGAGACTCTCGCCATGCGCCATGCGCGTGACAATGCGAGCCCATGTATCAGGATTGAAGATAGAAGGCCTTCCCAATGCGCGCTTGGCGATTGTCTTAGCCTTTTCCCTTATATCGAGCTTTAAGGCTTCTTCAGATTCATACAATTCTCGACGGCGCGCTTCTTTCGCCTCTTTTGTCCGTGCCAAAGCATTTTCTCCGAAAAAACAATCCCCACAACCATTGCTTGTATAACACGAAAAACACGCGCAGAACAAAACGAGAAAACCGCGAGAATTGTTTTTTTGGTACTAACCTGCCCGGAAAAGGCAAATCCCGTCAGCTACGCTCTAAACGCATTTAAACGCCATACAATCAAAAGTCGCAAAAAACACGCTCTACAACCTATTTTGACATCTTGACGCAAGGCGCGTTTTTAGCATATAAACGCTTAGGCGCGCTTTGCGCCTGTTTAACGTAGGATAACTAACCATGTTACACTTTACCGCAGCGCCCGCCGATATCGCCACCAACATACTTTCATCGCGCGCCATGCTCGCCAGCGTTAAAATAAGCGCATGGTCCGCCCGCCGCGTTGACAAGCGCGTGACGGCTGAAACAAACGCCGCTCATTACGCCACGCCCGACGCCGGCCGATATAACAAAACACTTTTGGCTAAAGACGCACTCGCGGCGGTCACGTCGGCCGCGTCCGCCGCTCGCCTCAAGCATTATGCTTTGACCTTGCCGTGGTTGGACGATGGCGCCCGAATTTTGCCCGCCGCATCATTTGATACCTACGCGGATTCCATGCGCGACCTCCGCGCTGCTTTTGACGCGGCCGCCGCGGGTTTTATCGCCGCATATCCAGCATACGCCGCCGACGCCCGCCAGCGCTTAGGCGGGATGTTCAATGCCGACGATTATCCCGCGCCGGACGCCATTGCGACAAAATTTGCTTTCTCGACGCGCGTTCTGCCCATGCCAGATGCCCGCGATTTTCGCGTTGACGTCGGCGACGCGGCGGCGGCCGCGATTCGCGACGATATAGAGCGCGCCACCGTTGGAGCGCTCGCGAACGCGCAACGCGATTGCTTTCAACGCGTCGCCAATGTTGTTGGCCATATGGCCGAAAAGCTTGCGGCGTATAAACCGGCCGCGCGCGACGGTGACCGCGTGGAGGGAATCTTCAGGGATAGCCTAATCGCTAACGTGCGCGACCTTGCGGACGCGCTGCCCGCTTTGAACATTACGGGCGACGCGAATTTGTCCGCCATCGCGGACCGCATGGCGCGCTTGTGTGAAGCGGACGCGGACACGTTGCGCCAGTCCGACACGCTACGGGCCGACACGGCCGCGCGCGCCGCCACCATCCTATCGGACGTGGAATCCTATCTCGCGTGACGCGCGCCAGCGCGCCGGGCGACTTGTCCGGCGCGTCGCGGGCGCCATGCCCATACGAAACAAGGAACCCAAAAAATGCGATATGAAACAGCATCCGCGACCGTTGCGGCATATGTAAACGCAAACTTGCCCGTGATGCTATGGGGCGCCCCTGGCGTTGGAAAGTCTGACCTTGTGGCTCAAGTCGCCGCGTCCGGCGGGCGCGACCTAGTAGACGAACGTCTAAGCACGTTGGAAAGTGTAGACTTGCGCGGACAACCGCGCGTCATCGGCGATTCCGTCGCGTGGGCGCGTCCGACAATGTTCGCGCGCTTGTGGGATTCGCACGACGCCGGGCGCCCTAGCATGTTGTTCTTGGACGAAATAAACGCCGCCGCGCCAAGCGTACAAGCGGCCGCGTTTCAACTAGTCTTAAACCGCCGCGTAGGCGAGCACGCCTTGCCGGACGATTGTGTCGTCGTCGCGGCTGGCAATCGCCAGTCTGATAAGGCGGCCGCGCAACGTATGCCAAGCGCGCTCGCGAATCGTTTCGCGCATGTGGACATTGAACCCGACGCGGACGCATGGCGCGCATGGGCGGCTGGCGCCGGACTTTCTCCCCTAGTGATCGCATTTTTAGCATTTCGCCCGGCCCTGATTCACGCCATGGAAGGGGCCGACTTGCGCGCTTTTCCATCGCCGCGCGCATGGGCGTCAGTCGCCCGTATCGCGGACGCGCCTGCGGACTTGCGACCTGCCCTTGTTCGCGGACTAGTCGGCGAGGCGGCGGCGGGCGAATTCGAGGCATTTGCCCGCATTTGGACACGTCTACCTTCTATCGAATCGATTCTCGCGAACCCGGACGGGGCGCCCGTTCCGTCCGCCAGCGAACCGGCGTTACTTTATGCGGTCGCGACCGGCGTCGCGCGCAAGGCGACGCGCGCCAACATGGGCGCCGTTATACGATTCGCCGCGCGACTCCCCGCCGAATTTGCGTTCCTAATGGTCGCCGACGCGACGCGACGCGACGCCGGACTCAAAGAAACGCGCGCTTTTATAGATTTTTCCGTGGCGAATCAGGGGGTGCTAGCATGAGCCCCCCCGATTCGATTAGCAAAGCGCGCGCAATTCTATTGCGCGCCCAACCATTTTGGGGCGCGCTGGCGCTTTCCTTAGACGTCCGCGAACGCGCGGACGTGGACACAATGGCAACCGATGGCGTTAGTCTATTTTACGACGCCGCATTTGTGGCGAGCCTATCGCAAAGCGAGTTGATAGGCGTGATCGCGCATGAAGTAGAACACGTCGCACGCCTACACGTCACGCGACGCGGGCGACGCGACCCCGGCTTGTGGAATGAGGCTTGTGACCTTGCGATCAATCCATCACTGATCGCGGCCGGGTTCGCGTTGCCCAAAGGGTGCTTAAACCAAAAACGATTCGCCGGCATGGCGGCGGAGGCGATTTATATCGTTCTCGAACGCGAGCGAGCGGCGGCGCCGCCGCGACCTAAGCCGGGCGAGGGAAAAGGCGACCCCGGCCGGTGTGGGGGCGTGTTGGACGCGCCCGCGCCGACGGGCGCGGACAATGCCGAATCCGATATACAAGCGCGCGTCCGCCAAGCGGCCGCGATAGCAAGGCGGGCGGGCGCGGGCGTGTTGCCAGCGTCGGCGGCCGAATCAATCGCCGCGCTTGATACGCCGCGCGTGTCGTGGCGTGACGAGTTAAGGCGATTCGCGGACGCTGGCGCCCGGCGCGATACGTCTTGGACACGCCCGGCGCGACGTTGGAATGCGGACGGGTTCATTTTGCCCGGTTCCGTTTCCGTGTCCGCCGCCCATATAGTCGCGATCGTGGACACGTCGGCGAGCATGGATTCAATCGCGCTCGCGGCCGTCGGGGCAGAGTTGCAATCCATCCTGAACGAGGGAGCGGCGGACGTTGTGACGATTGTGCAATGCGACCGGCGCGTTCAATCGGTCGCGACCTATTCGCCAGGCGACGTGCTAGATGTGTCGTTTAGGGGTCGCGGCGGGACCGAATTCGCGCCAGCGTTCCAATGGGTCGCCGACAACGCGCCGGACGCGTCCGGCGTTGTCTATCTGACTGACCTCGATTGCGATTCATTCGGCGCGGCGCCCCCCTGTCCCGTGTTATGGGCGGCGACCGAACGCGTTCGCTCCGTCCCTTTCGGCGACGTGGTGCTAGTGGACGTGCACGCGTGAAAACAGGCGGGCGCCCGCGCGGCGCCCGTTTCATTCTAGAACAAGGGAAAAAGCAATGTTTAGGATAATCTTCGACGCCCTCGCCGCGCTTTGCATGGTCGCGGGTGTCTTGTGCGCCTGTCTGGTTATGCAGGCGCTCGGCATGTAACACCCGGCCCGGCCTCGCGCCGGACTTTTTTTTGGTGGTGGTGGTGGTCGCTGCAACAGCTTGATGTGGGTCAAACCAAAAAACTTGTCACTTTTGGTCGAGACAGGTTGACATGAGTGCCAGAAATGGTATGGTGGTGGTGGTGGTGGTGGTGGTCGATGCATGAAACGGGAGCTGATATGGAAACCAATCAATTATGCTGGGAAGCCGAACCCGAATTATGGGCGACTTTCTGCAAGCGCAGGAAACAGCCCGTCTATCAATCCAATGTTTGGACGGTCGAGGATGTCCGTAACTGGTTCATCGCAACGAGAGGAAACCCCATGTATCATCGAGCCAAGAAAATCCCCTACCCAAAACAATCCGTTGGCGTGACCATCGCCGATCAAGAGTTTGTGGTGGTTTACGATTATACGGTTTTGTCACGCGGATCGCGGCCCAAGACGTATGGACCGCCCGAACATTGCGACCCCGGCTCCGATCCCGAGATCGCTTTCGAGATCGTCTCCCTGCACCAAGACCTTGGCGCGGGCATGTGCGAAGAGGCGCTAGGATGCCCGCCGTGGTTGGAATCCGCTTTGATGGAATACCTTGACGAATGTCAGAATGTCAGGGATTATGTGCTCGATGATGAAAACGAGGGATATTGAGATGGAAAATATACCGAATTACTGGAAAAAGGCGCACACCGATTTGTCAAAAGAATACTCAAAACTTGAAAAGGAGCATTACGCTTTACAGGACAGAATGAAAGTAGTGGAGGAAATTCTGGAGCTGGTTCAAATAATGCTGGATGGAACGCTGGAAAATACAATCAATCTTATCCTTGGAAAGGAAAGCAAAAATGTCTGACATGAAAACCGTCGTCGACGATTATTTTCATACGAAAAACGAATTTGACGCTTTGTCAAAACATTTGGAGGCGCTAAAAAAGAAGATAAAATCGTTTTCAAAGCCGGAAATGGAAGGCGATGTTGCAATTGTGACAATTAGCGTGTCAACTCGACAAACGCTTGTGTCAGAAAAGGTAAAGAAGTTCCTCACTGACAATGAATTGGCTGAATGCACTAAGGAAACCGAGGTGGAAACCATCCGGGTAAAAGCCAAGGATGACACAAGCAATCCGTTCTGATTGTCAAAACTGTCAAAAAATGGTCCCGTTAGGCTCAACCTAACGGGACTTTTTATTGTCAAAACGTCAAATTCGTTATGGCTTGGTTCGCAGCGACGCCAAAACATCCGCCCAATCGTCGCCGGATTTGTTGGGCAAGCGAACGTCAACATATAACTTGCCTTGAACCTTAAGCCTGTTGGCAAGCTGATAAGCCCTAAACTGACCCGTAAAACTTTCGTCGTTGTCGCCAAAAACGACAACCCGTTTAGCAATCGCTGGAGGAACCCACTTCGCCAGAAGATCGGCATTGGTCGCCGCCCATACCGGCATGTCGTGCAGGATGCTCGCCGCAATCGCGGTCTCGACGCCCTCGGCGATCGCCATGGTCTCGGCGGCTGGCGATAACCTGACCGCGCAGCCATCCGGCAAACCGCCCTTCATGTAGAGCTTCGTCTTTTCGACCGGGCTCTTGCGTCCGTCCATCGTCAAGAAAGTCATGTGAACATTTGCCGCCCGGTCGTCCGCTCCGGCAAGCTTGCAGAGCATGGCCGGTAGATGCTTTTCCTCAAAAGGATGCCAGACTGACATATGCTCTCTAATCGCATTAGAAGCAAAATGAAAGCCCAGCCTGTTTTTCAGGTAGGGGAGTACTGGGCCGTCCTCTCGTGGCGGTCTGGCGGCTTCCCAAAGCGACCGCATAGCGTTCCTATTGGCGGTGTCATCCCTTGGCTTCTCGGAAACAACCCGCTTAGGTCTTTCTCCGACAATCTGTCGCACGGTATCGGCGACATCTCGGAAACTTTTCTTGGAAACTTTAAGCGCGAGATTGTAGCCGTCACCCGCGCCGCATTGTGAACAGAAATAGGTTCCGCCCCCGGCTTTGTCGTCGAAGCGAAACCGATCCTTGCCCCCGCAGATGGGACAAGGGCCGTGTTTGTTTTTCAGGTATTTGGGGTCAACCCCAAACTTGGGCAGGATGTCGCGCCAATAGCCCCGCGCCATGTCGTGAGCTTCGGTCATCGGACTGTCCCCGACTGATTCACGGAAGCCGCCGCCTTTTCCCGAGCCTTGGCCTTGGCGATATTTCGGTGCCTGATCCAAGCCGCCGTCGCTGGAGTTATCTCATGCGCCAAAACCTTCAAAAACGAATTGTGAGGCCCGACCCCGAATTTATCCCGGTAAGCCCAATAGGCGTAGCCCTCCTTGTAGCCGCGCTGGTGGGCATATAACAGCAATTCGCTGTAAAATCGCTGCTTGTCATGCACGTTGTATTCGGTTTTCTTAACTTGCTTGTCGCGTGTCAATTCCGACAATTCGCCTTCAGCCGTGAAAATCTGCGATTTCGGCTCCGGCACAAACCCACATGATGGGCATTTTGTAATTTTCGGTGGCCGCAGGAAAGCGCACTTGGGGCATTCCTTCGGGAGCTTTTCACGGGGGACGGCATTTGCGAGCGGCTTCGTTCCGTCATCGAGCGCGTCGTGGTGAATGTCGGTGACAAATCCCAAACGTGACGTTGTGTCACTGTGATCGAGGACCAAACATAGGTCTTTTCCCGGCGCGGGCCTCAAGCCCCGCCCGATGATTTGCGTGTAAAGGATTTCACTGCGTGTTGGCCGCGCCAAAATGATGCAGCGAACATCCCAGTCGATGCCGGTTGTCAAAACGCCCACGTTGCAAACGATCTGAATATCGCCATCGGTGAATTGCTTTTCCACGAATTTCCGATCCTCCAGCGACGTGAAGGCGTCAACGTACCCGGTCCTGACGCCAGCCGCCTCGAATTGCTGTTGGATGTGCTTGGCGTGGATCCGGTCAACCGCGAAACACAACGTCGGGCGGTTCTCGCCCTTTTCGAGCCACGTTGACACAATGTCAGCCACAAGCTGCGATTGGTTCATCGTGTCGCCCAATTGGTTGACATCGTAATCGCCGCGAACGGTTTTCACGCCAGACAGGTCAGGATGCGCCGGGGCAAAAACCTTGAAATCCGACAAATGGCCGCGCTGGATAAGTTCCTCGGTGGTTGTCCCGATAATCAGATCATCCCAGAGCTTGCCCATGCCCTTCGCCCATGGCGTGGCTGTCAATCCGACAAACGGAACCTTCAGCCATTCGGGACGATTGAACCACTCATCGAACAGCTTGAAGCGCATGTGGGCTTCGTCAACTATGACAATATCCGACATCGGGATTGTTCGTCGCGCCAACGTCTGAACCGAACAGACCTGAACCGGCTGGCGAAAGTCGGTCATGGGATGGTTCGCTTGGATCACGCCAATGTCGTAAATCCCGTTGCGGAAAAACTTGTCAACCGTCTGGTCGATCAAGCTGATGGCCGGAACGCAAAACATCACCCGCTTGCCCTTGTCCCTCGCCATCTGGACGATAGCCGCCGCCGCAATCGTCTTGCCGCTGCCAGTCGGGGCCTGAACGACAGGCCGGGTATGCCCAGCCCTGAACGACTCCCGGAGTTTTTTAATCATGTCGATTTGATAGTCTCGGAGTTCCATTTTCGTTTCCTTGATGGTCGAGTGACAAATTGCCCTCGCGCGGATATTAGTATCCTACTAGGATTATATATCTTCCTCTTGGTGTGACTCTTAGGTTCATATGATAGGTTCTACTGATAGGTTAGTGTGTCTGTGGGACACCTATGTAGGTGTCTGTGGGACACCTATACGGGTGTCTGTGGGACACCTATTGATTTTAATTATCATATGACAACTAAGCATCCGCCCACTCGTCAACGGGGGCCTCATTGAACAGTTTTATCCTAAAAATTTTGCCCGTCATCACGGCTGGCAAGGTGTAGAAATTTGAGTTGAACCCACGGCTTTGAACCCGCCGCTTGCCAACCTTCAAGTAACCTTTTTCAGATAGGGATTTGACGGTCCTCAAAACCGTTGATTTCGATAGCCCGGTGTTCTCGGCAATCGTGTCTATGGACGGCCAACAGCTATTTTTCTCGTCGGCGTAGTTAGCCAACATGATGAGGACAAACTTTTCGTATGTGGGGAGCTTTTGTTCGATGGCCCAAACCATGCATTGGAATGACATATCGTCCGCCTTTTTCCGGCGGCCATTGCGTAAAAAAACGAAATAGGGTAAAACCCGTTTTGTCGCCTTTAATACGCGCTGCAACCGCGTGTTAAGAAGCCCGCCGGACGCCCAATCTGGCGGGCTTTATTTTTTAGCCTAACTCACTCTTTCGGCAAAGTCAAAGTTAGAGCTAGCAAAACCGCATGAGGAATGCTTGTTTCCCCTGCAAGGTATCTGTAGACCGTTCGGATTTTAATTCCAAGGTATTTTGCAACATCCGCCTTGGACATGCCAAGACTACCCATGAGATTATTGAAGTGATCTATCTTCAACTCTTTAGGCGACTTTGTGCTTTCATCACTCATTTCTTTTTCTCCCGGCTATTTGCTTTAGAAGTTCTTTGTTTTTATGCACCCATTTCATGGTTGCCAAAGCGGCTTCATGCTCTGGCAACCAACCTTGCGCCATTAAAAGTTCATTCTCCGGCTTTTGTTTTTTCTCCACCAATTGCTTCA